CTTTCGTTTAATCTGTTGGCGATCGGTAAAGTCTTTACCCGCGAACGTGGCCCAATAAACCTTATCAATTTCCAAATTAAACCAAATTTGTTCCGTTCTGGGGCCGCCGCGCGTCATGGCCTGTAAAGTAAATGTATTCCATTCTGATAGATGCTTGTCGTATAGGTCGGATGGATAGCCCGAAATGATGACCGAGCAGGGGCATTTTTTTAGCTGATTTAATAGCGTGATGTGATCGTTATCATCGTATTCATGGCTATAACAGTTTTTTGACGTGCGGGTGTCCCATACATATGGGGGATCAGAATAAATACATTCGCCGCCTTTAAATTCATAATTTTTTAAAAATTCAACCGCGCAACCATTAACCAGTTCGACCGGGTGATCACAATCAAAGCTTTCAAGCGGCGCGGCATCAATATCAATGCCTATGCTTTTCATCGCCGGGGGCTTTTTCTTCATGATAGCCCCGCCGCCCAAATGCGTTTCAATATAAATATTATGGGGCGGCATAATCGCAATGAGATTTTGATATAAACCGCTTGCCGCTTTTGACCCTAAATAACCTGACATAACCAACCCCAATAAAACAATCACTGCAGTATAGATAAATATAACTATGTTGGCCATAGCTTTTTTAGTGTCGGTACCACATAGATGATTTTGTCTATGCTCGAGAGATTAAACTCTCCTGTGGTCTTTTCATAGAAACAAATAAGCCCCGAATCAACGGGCGTTAAACAACGCAATACAGATTAATTGACATTAAAAGTTATGAATTTAGAATACCCAACATGCTAAAAAACTTAGATAAAAGGTCTATATGAAAAAAACTATAATAGCTTTCATACTGTTGTTAACTTGTAAGGTTTCTTACTCTGGTATTTTTAGTACCGATTGTGAAATTCCTGAGAAATTAATTGCCCATATGGTGTCTGAAGATGTCGTAGCATATTTTAGTGGCTCTCGGTCATCTCTTGAAAAACACTTAAAAAGCAATGGCTATAAGAACTTCACAGACTATACGTTTACTAACGAACGCTATAGCAAAGCTATAGCGTTCGTAATGACAAATAAAGAGTTACTAGGCGAGGAGTACATTACATCTGTCACAGCTAAAATTAACGCCCCCCGAAAAAAGGAAGCATACATAAGCGCAGTGGGGCGAACTATAAAATCTTGTGGTTCTGATGCCGACAAGGAGTTTAGAAAGGCTCTTGATTATTCAAAGTTTATTTCGGGAGAAAACAAAACTTTTGAAAGGTACTTAATTACGATTGCTACAATAACAATGTAGCAAGTTAGTTCCTATGGTCTTTTCCGTGCATAAAAAAGCCTCGACAAACGAGGCTAATTAAATGACATCACGCGGTTAAAAACTTGTACCTAGTAAATCACCTGTATCAACTGTCATATCTGTACATTTATCAGATTTCGCGTGTGTAATTTCAACGGGCTTATCTGATTTAATACGCACTTCCACTTGTGATTTACTTTGTGTGCTTGGGTGACGTAATATTTTATCATCGGTTACCTGTTTACGAATTGGATTTTCTTTTTGCTCGTATTCATTGGCTTTAGTTAGGTTTTCATTAGTATTATCACTTTTCAGGTTGTCATTACCATTTATCATATGGTCTATTCTTTCTTTTGCATCATTTACTGTCTTGTTTTTCAGCGGTAATTTATCTTGAATATTTAACACGTTGTCCGTTTTTTCTTTAACAACGGATACCACTTTATTTTTTGGTGGTAATTTATCTTGAATGTTTACCACGTTGTCCATTTTTTCTTTAGCAACGGATACCACTTTATTTTTTGGTGGCAATTTATCTTTAATATTTACCACGTTGTCCACTTTTTCTTTAGCGGCTGCTATTGCTTTATTTTGATGCAATGATTGCAGCTTGTCGTCAGGTTTACCGCTTATCGCATATTCAATGTTTGTTTTGGCATCGTTGACAATATCACTATTCATTTTTTCAAGTTCGATTTGGGCATTCTTGATGCTATCGCCCCACCCATCCGGTAATAATTTGGATGGAATTAACGACAACGCTTTCATGATAGCTCGCGGTATGATCAAGAACTGACTTTTAATCACCGCAACGCCAGCAACAAAGCCAGCTTTCACCCTGTCAAATGTGCCGCCCATTCCATCAACAGACGGTGTAACAATGTCACTAATTAGTGAGGCAACGCTTTTCAGTTTTTCCCACACAGCAGAAAGTGCTTCGGTGAATAGTTTCCAAACGGCAGTAATGCCCCCTGCTTTAGCAATTAAATAACCGATACCAACAACTAACGCCGCCACCGCCGCGACAATCAATCCGATTGGGTTGGCAATCATGACAGCATTTAATGCAAACATACCTATTTTCAACAGCGCTATACCTGCAATAATTTCAGGAAAATGGCTTGTTGCCCACATGATTCCAGCACCTAGTATTTTAAATCCTTTGTATAGCCCAGTGACGGTGTCCGTTACTCGTTTAATAACATCAGCACGCCATTTCGCGTTTTTGAACTTGTTGGAAAATACGGTAAATACTTTGGTCATTTTCTCCATTATTGGCGCAAGCGCTGCAAATTTTATGGATTTGATAGACTCTTGCACTTTTTGCATGGCATCGTTATAGGCCTCTGCTTTTTTTGCATCTTTTGTTTTTACGCCGCCGCCTAGTTCGTTAAATTCTTTTCTTGATTTTGTTAGGCCGTCTGTACCAGCTCTTAACATGATCAGCATTTTTCGACCATCTTGACCGAACGCCGCATCAGCAAACGCCATTTGCTCTTGATTCGTTTTTAACTTTGAGAACGCATTAAGCGTTTGTTCGTAAGCTTGTTGTGTGTTTTTTGCTCCTTTGAGTTCTGCTAGAAGTGGATTTTTTCCTTTTTTAAGGAACGATCCCATCGCGCCTGCGCCCGTTGTTTGTAATACACCCAAACGTTTTGTGAATCTTGTCATGGCACCCGTCATCGTGTCAGCTTCAACACCTGCATGCTTTGCTTGTGATTGCATGGCTTGCAATTCTTCAACAGGCATATCTAGGTTTTGAGCGGCTTTAGACAGCTTATCCATTTCGGCGGCTGAGCCGTTTAATTGACTAAACAATCCAGCAAAACTTAAACCACCTAGTAACGCACCGCCCTTTGCTAGTGCGCCGCCACCTATTTTTGGCAATTTAAACTTACTTAGCTTACTTCTTATTTTTTGAAGTCTTTTCTCTTTTCTGGCGAGCTTATCCATTTGTGACATACGTTTGTCATATTCATTAGATAATCGCTTTTCTTCACTCTTTAGCCGTTTTACATTTACACCTGCAGTTTTTAGTTTATTTTGGGTTTTAGTTAATGTTTTGGTGTATTCACTTTGATTTGAGCTTAACCCTTTGACTGCCAATTGCTGTTTTTTGAATTGATTTTGCAATGACTCAGATGGTTTTTTAGCCGCCTTCATTTTCTCATTAAGAGTTGACAGTTTTTGTTGTGCGGCATTTAATTTTTGTTTGTTTTTACCAGCCTCTTCACCTGTTTTTCTAAACGTAGTGATTAATGCTTGATTGCCGCTTATTTTTTGGCTTTGTTCTTTAACTTTGGTTAGCTGCTTGGCGTATTTACTTTGTGTTGACGTTATATTTTTAACAACCGCACTCGTTTTATCGATTGTTTTCATTACTACGGATAAATTCATTTTCATTTTGAGTGCCTATTTTTATACATTCATAAAAAAAGGGACCTAATAGCCCCTTTTGGTTATGGCTCTTCTTTTGAGCGTTTTTGTGCTTCATCTCTAAATAACATAATGTCATCGAGACTTAATTTATCTATTTCCGACGGCGACCAATGGAATATAATCGCTAAATCAGCATAGATTGACTCTATGCGGTCGCAGGCGTCAAGGAGTCGTCTTCTACGAAAAAACCAAGCACACCTTCAACTAACGGCAATAAGTTAATTGGTTTTAAATTCATTAGTTGGCGCTCTGTTAACGCGCTAATTCTTGGGATTAACACAACCATCGAGTCAACATCGGTTTCCATCACTGCGGAGAATTTTAAGCCGCGCAACTCACCAGCCATTGGCTCTCTAAGTTCAACTTCTTTAATTGACTCGCCGTCAGCCACTTCAATGGCTGATACTAATTTCACGATTACTGTTTTATGACTCATCTTGTTCGCCTTCTTTAATAGATGTTGATTCTTTTTGTTTATCGATTTTTTTAGCGATAGTCTCGATACTCGCTTTCAGCAATTTTTTAACACCGACAGCGTCATCAAAACTTAATGCTTTTTCAAATGATTTAACGGCCGTTTCATGATCACCTTTTAATAAAGCGACCTTACCGTATAGCGCAAACAACTTAGCTTTTAATGGCTTGTTGAGCACGATGTCGCCTTTCACGATGTCTGTAATTACTTTGTTAATGACAGTTTCGTCAGGTTTTTTTTCTGCCTTTAATTGTTCGCTATAATGATTCTTAACAATATCGCAGTACCATGATGACCATGTTCCTTTAAATACAGTGGGTGCTGTTAAGCCGTGCTCAACACCGTTGTAAATCAATGGTTCAACAGATTCAAAATCTTTTAAATCGACATGCCATACAATCCACCACGCCAGCGCCTGCAAATGTCCCCAATCTGAAAAATTATTCATGTACCACTCACAAAGTGGGCGGTATTTTTCAATCATTTCAAGTTTTAAAGGGTCACGTTGTTGGTCGCCTTTTAATATCTTTAATGTTTCTAAATCACTGGATAATTGACGTTCAATTTTTTGTAGTGATTCAGGTACAACGCTTTTGCTGCTTGACTGATTTAATGCCGCGGTTAATTCATGGCTATTTGAAGCGGCATTTTTAACCTTTTCACCTTCACGTTCTGCAATCACTTTTCGTTTATGTTTAAGTGCAATACTCATGTCATCAACCTTTTACTGTGGTATTAATTCAGTACCGAAAAATTCAACTTCTAACGAACCTTCTTTCACGTTTAATTCAAGTGGGTTACTTACCCATGCGTCAACTAGCGTGAAGCTTTGACCGTTATTAGTCGTTAATAAAACGTTTTGAGATACAAACTTTATTAACGCTGTTTTGTCAGTCTCTGTTGAATCAGCAAGAGTACATTTGATAAACGGCGCACCTTCAAACACTTCTGTGTGCCCAAGTACGCCCTCGTCACCCATGACGGCTTCTTTTTTTAGATTCCCAAAGTTGACAGTTGCGCCTTCTTTGACGGGTAATCGACCCAAGTTACCGGCATCTATAAACGCGCGTGATGTAATTACAGACATGATATTTCCTTAATTATGGAGTTAATAAAGACGGCGAACCGCCTTTTTAAATTATTTTTTTATTTACGAAACTGGACTTTTCCGGCATAAATCAACATGCCGTTGACAAACTGCGGACTATCCAAAATATTAATGCGTGATTTGTTATCAACATCTAACTCAACGATTAGGCTGGCTTTGTAGCCATCAAAATCTTGCGCAATCGCTTTTAACTCCAACTCACGATATAGCGATAACAGTTCACCTTTTATCATGGCTGGCGTTGCTACTGCTTGACCAGGTGAAAATCTTGACCCGTCTTTTGCTAATTTGTGACGTGGATATTTACTTAAAATGCGTGCACGTTGTTTTTGTCTAAAATACATAGCGGTTGCTGGAACAGTTGCATCTAAATAACTATCATCCGCTGTGCCTGCCGCATTTTCTTTATAAGTAGTAATTGGACGTTCAACAAACACTTGCTTTGCGTTATTGGTCTTATAAGTACCCACACCTGAATACAACAACAAATTACGCTCTGAGTAGTCCCATTCGCTAGTAGCTTTGCTGTAAATACCGTTAATCGCTAGGGTGTTTAATGGACGACAAGGATCAATCGCTAAACTTGGGGCAATCGTACCCGCCCATGATGCCGCTAATTCTGCTTCGCTTAAGTCGTTGCCTTTAGCGTCACCGATGTGATCAATTGGCATAGGCACAATAAACGGGTTATTAAATAGTTGGCCGTATGTCACTAGTTCGCCGTGCGTGGATTTTTTAGCAATATAACCAAGTCCCGGTATTTGCTGCAGCGCATGATAACGAGCTTGTAAAAAATCACCTAAGGCGCGAACACCAACTTCATCGTTATACGCTGACACAATATGATGAAATTGCTGATCACCTGTGGCGGCTAATGCTAATGCTACATCGCTCTCAGTAACGGCCACTGAATATATTGGCAATGTAATATCTTGTTTATAGAACCAGTTCACCATTTTGAAAATTTGACTATCAGCACCAAATCGCTTTGCGGCAACATCAGGATTGATAGTTAATACCACTGTGTTTACATCAGTGTCACCACCGGCACCTTTGGCGCCCACGATTAGTACGCGCTGTAAATCTTCGGCACTGTTCGCTAGGCTGTTATCTATTTCAATATAAACGCCTGGTACTCTTACATTGCTTGGAACTTCATTAAAACCAATAGACATTATGATTCCTTACTTTTTTTTATTTCAATTACAGCGCCATCTAAAACACGGCGACACCAATATTCGTTACGGGGCTTTTCTTCCCCTTTTGCTTTTAGTGGCTCTCTTGAGATAGGGTCTAACACCTGACCCCCTGCCACTGCTGGTTTGATTTTGAATGTAACCATAATTACCTCGGTTTTATGTGTTCAAATATTAATTCTTGGATTTCTAAATTTAGTGCTTTGGTCCAACCAACCATTGTTCGCTTTGGCATTTCGTAAGATGACTTTGTTTTTTTACTGCCACCTTCCCAACTATTGGTTTTACTGTTAAACCATCCGTTTATTTTTCTCGTGTAAACGACAGACTTACCTTCATTGTGAATCTCCATAATGTGGCCTTCTAGGCCAACCAATCCGACAGCAAAGTGATCACTAGATATTTCTGTTTTTAAATTTCGGCTCATGCCTAGCAGCATGTTTGTTCGCGTCGGTATTTTTCCGTTTTTGTTTACCTTGTTTTGACGGCGCTTTTTTGGGGCGTATGCTTTGCCGTCAACGTCACGTTGTGATCTAACTTGAGCTCTAAAAAAACGACGAGTATGATTCGCCAGTTTTGCATGTAGTTTTAATTTATCTTTACCCTGCAATGGCACTTGCTTTAGTAATGAAATTAATTGCTCAGGCGTTTTAATTTCCATTAATTTTGCAACTTATTATCGTTGGTGTGACTATCAACAATCTCTAATACATCTAGTTCATCAACATCAATCACGTTAGAAAAATCACTTTGTAAACGGCTAA